TCCTATATCTCCTACTAAAGCAAGAATCTGGTTATATGGTTCAAAGGCGTCATAGCTAACCCAAGCATTACCAATTCTAATTGTTCTTGGTTTCCAGCCTGCATCCATCCATGCTTGTCTTTGTTTTCTATCTGTAGGTCCATTACCATGTAATCCACCACTTAGATAAGCCATACTTGCCATACTCAATGCTGCTGTACCCATGGCTAATCTACCATTCTGTACAGCTTTAGCTGTCATTAAATCTTGAGTATTATGTATTCCATACTTGTGTAGTGATTGAAGGTTATCTCCGGGTTTTGCTTTAGCTATCTCGTTAAATTCTTTTACTAAAAAGTTAAATCCGGGAGTATGTTTTGCAGTTAGTGCTAAACCATTGATACCAGTTCTAGCAAATAGGAAGAAAGGTCTAGCCCATGGTGCCTCGTTAAAGGCATCACCTAATTTTGCAGAGAATCCAGTTAAATCTTGAGTAAGTGTTGCTTCTTTTCTACTATATTCAGCAGCAGCATCTGTAATGTTTCCATTCTTATCAAAGATTTTATTGTTAAAGTTATCTTCTACTTGTCTAAAAAACTTAGCATCTAAGTTCTGGAAGTTACCATCAGGTAATCTTTCAGCAGCTTCTAAAAATGCTTTTTCTCTAGCTCTAGCTCTACCTATAATTAACGCAAAGGCGTCGTCAGTAGATGCCATAATTTTAGTAGAGTAGGTTAAGAAACTATTATCATTTAGTCCTCTTACTACATTAGCAGTTCTATATAGTGCTTTATCTACCTTATCTCCTCTAGTTTCTGCCCAGTGACCATACATTTGCCACTCGTCATCCATCTTACTTCTTTCAACATATCTAGTTTTCATTGTTGAAATGTCACCAGACCAGTAAGAGTTAAGTCTTCTTCTAAATAATTCAAATGATTCTGGTATAGCTTCACGCATAGCATTTAAAGATGCCAAGCCAGCTCTCATTGTAGCTGCGTCACCTCGTAACAAACCACCCATAGCCATAGCCATAGGACGTGCAAACGCTGCGGTAGATGTACCCATGATTGCGCGAACTGCTGTTTTAGGTCCAGATAAAACACTATGAGTAAACATAGTACCCATCTCTCTTAAAAATGCACCAGTTTTTTTAGCATCTCCAGCCCATTCTCCACCTCTCATTTTGACACGCATAAACGCATCTAAATCGTCAAGTGTATGAATTTCTTTAGCCATAGAGATACCTTCAAACATAGCTTTAAATATCTCATCACCACCATCTTCTGTCGTGACATCTAACGCCATACGGAAAGCATTAACACTTTCTTGTACTTGTTTGTCAATCATTTCAGCTTGTAGTTTAGGAGACATTCTTTTACCTGTTGCCTTACCAAATTCTCTAAGTTGTTGAGATACGTCAGCACTAGCCATCTTTCTCATCTGCAAACCAGCGATTAGTTTTTCAACCATCTTCTGTGCAGGACCATCAATATCTTTAATATCGTAAATATCTGCTAACTCTCTAGCTGAAACTCCTGCATCTCTAATTTCATTAAATAGAGAAGCATTTATCATATCTATAGCATCAGCATATTCAGGAGCAACATAAGAATATAAAACTCTTTTACCGCTTTTACGGTCAAGTTTCTCTTTACTTATCTGTGCCCAAAACTCTTCAGGAGTATAATCAGATGTATTTCTACCTTCAAAAACAGCTTTGTAAGTATCAAGATCTTGTGCATAATATTCATCAAGAGTTTTACCCTGCCTTGCAGCAGTCTCTTTCATTTGTTTTATGTAACCTTGACTTCTAAATCTACGTAGTACTTTTTCTACTACACTTCTAGCTTCTTTTGTTCCTTTAGTAAGAGCTGTAACTTCTGAGTTTGATAATGAAGAACCAATACTACCTTCTTCTGAACCGAAATTAGTTTTCTTTTGTAGCTTAGATTTTCTTAAACTAGGTCCTGTTTCTAGTGAAGTAGTAGCACCTTGAGATCTGTTTGCTAGAGCTGGGTTTTTACTTGCTCTAAATCCGGGCTCCTTAACTTGTGTAGCAGCCTCTTCTAGTTGCTGTGATTTTATACTCTTTTTTCTAGAATTAACTGCTTTAGCAATTTCATCCTTTGGAAAGTTTCTAGCAATACCCATTAAAGTAGCATCAAATACACCTCCAATAACCATACCTTCGGTTACATTTTTTAACGTCTTCATTAGTGGACCATCAGTTTCTTGTGTAGCTAATGGTGTATCCAACCAAGGAAAACGCTCTTTTAATATTCCAGAAACATTATCTTGTTGGGAATCTTTATCTAGCAAGTCAAATCTTGCACCGACTTTAGCACCTTGTACTAAGTTTTGTGCAAATGATAATCCTTTTCCTGCTTTTCCAAATCCACCAGTTGTACCTAATGTGACTCCAACTTCTGTTATACCTCTTATTGCAGCACCCCACCAAGTCTTTGTTTCTAGTGGGTCATTTTCTTGATATAAAAATTTATCCCAATCTGTTTCATAGTCTTCTTCAAATGCTTCACCTGAAGCAAAATCAATAACTCTTTCAGGAATAGTAATAAGGTTAGCAGCAGCGTCTCTTGCACCAGCTATTGGAGCTTTAACTGTGTCGGTAATGTAGTCACCTAAGTTTGCTTTCTCTTCTGGCTTGTTAGCTTCAGCTCTAGCTTCGTCTTCCTGTGCTTCTTGTTCTCTTGATGCAGCGCGTTCTTGCTCTGCTTCTTGCATGTTGATTACTGCCTCGGCAGTTTCCTCTTCGGATAACCCTGTGCCAGATATGCCTATCTCAACAGTCGGGTCAAATTCTTCATTCATAGTTACCACGGTAATTATTGCCAAATGTAAGGCAAGTAAACCGCAGTTACTCGTCCTTTATCATTAGGGCTTTTTTGTTATAAATGGATGTTTTAGCGTTTTGGTCTCCTGCTCCTTCTGATAAGAGTCTTGCTCTTGTTATACGTCCGCGAGTAGGGAATTTATAAATTAAATTTAAAATTTCTTGATTATACTTTTCTTCTTGTTTATCTATTTTAGCATCTGGTACTAAGAATCTAACTTGAGCATTAGCTAAATCAATAGGATTAACTCCTATTCTCATTGCTAAGTCTCTGTAGTAACTAGGTATTCCTTTTGCTTGTCTAAGAGTACTACCATGCCAAGCAACTAATGCTTTATCTATTTCCTCATTAGTTGTAATTTTCTGGGTTTTCCATTTGCCACTACTTGACTCTTGCATTGAACCTATCATCATACGGTGATAAGTTTCATCTCCATCATCTGAAAAATCAGTCTGCATATATAACTTTAATGTTTGAGGATTTTGTATTGCTCTTTGTACTGCATTTAATCCAGCCTCCATAGCTTGTTCTGGAGTAGATACAACCTGTCCATTACGTATATAAGTATTTTTATATGTTTTGTTAAATAGTTCTGTTAGATTTTCATTGAGTCTTAACCATTGTGGAGACTTAATATCATTCTCTCCAAATGTAGATTCTGTGCCTTCGTTAGTGTAAGACTTGATATATTCAGCAGCTCTTTTATGATCGTCAGTTCCGGGTACAGTAGCTCCAGCAGTAATAAGTTTATCTTTATATTTGTTATAGATTGCTGTGCTTACATTAGCTAATTCAAAATCATATACACCACCTTGGTAACGTATAGATTCTTGAATCATATTTTCAGCTTCAGAATCATCTATATGTCCAGCTAAAGCTCCTGATAATTTAGAAGGAACATAACCATACTTTTCTTTATAAATACCCATCATTTGAATTTTTTGGTCATTTGATAAAGTACCTAAAGATCTGATAGTTTCTACATCAGCTACAATTTGAGCTTCTTTTTCTTCTTCTCTAGCATCAGCACCTAATTTAGCTGCATCAGCTAGTTCACCGGGTAGACCTTCCCATTCTTTCCAAGAACTCATAGTCTTCATAGAACCATCACGAGCTGTTATTTCGTGATTAACTATAGACATAGCTTCTGGGTAAGATATTTTATTATTACTAACAAGGTCTATTAAATTTTCTTTAAAAGCTATTCTTCCAGCTTGTATAGATACTTGATTTCTAGCAGCATATCTAGCAGCCCAGTCGTGTGCAAGTTGATGCCCATCTTCTGGGTTAGCAGTAGCAAATCCTATCTCTATCATCTTAGAGTCAGATTCTTTTACTTGTATTTGATAAGCAGTTTCTCTTTTTACAGCTTGTTCTTTCCTTCGTTTTTCGTCAAACTTATCAATTTCTGGTTTAACCACAGTAGCTACAAGAGCCGGATTTAATCCTGCAAATTGTTTTGCATACTCAAACTTAATCTTAGTATCTAGAGCTGCTTGTTCAGCAGGAGATAAGTTATCTAAATGTCCAACAGAAACTTGCTGACCATTTCTAATAACATCTATCTTTGTAGTTTCATACGCATCATAAACATATTTGTCATAGCCTTTAGCTTTTTGTAAAGCATATTGTTCTGCAACCATATACTTTTCCCAACCAGCCATGTTACGAAATTCTTGAGCGGTGATACTGTCACCGGTTTCAGATTCGTATTTAGATGCAAATTCTTGAGTAGCTAGATCATCTTCAAATAGTAAGTCTCGCTCACCTTTAAATCTTGCTTCTAATTCTGGACTTACACCTCTAGTAAGAATGTCTAAAGATATTTCTGCTTCTCTATCTGCTCTGTGTTTTTCTTGTCTTTTTTTAATAACGTCGCCAATAGTTGAAGAAAGGTTAGATAAACCTTCCCACATTTTTTGGTCGTTTCTTAACTTTTCTTCACCTTGTGCTTTTAACTGTTGAAAATATCTTTCTTCATTTAGTTGTATTTCTCTGTCAGATTTTTCTTGCTCTGGAATAATGTCCACGATTTCTTGAGGGGTTACTGACTGACCCGTAATATTATATTGTGGAATCATAATTAATAACCTTGATAACCGGGAGTAATACCAAATGAACCAGATGGGAATGTATTACCATAATTATAAGTTGATGCTGGTGTAAAGCTAGGTGTCACACCGGGAGTATTACTATAACTATAGTTTCCTGCTCCTTGGTTCATTTGACCTAAACCATCACCTTTACCAGACATACCACCTAATCCTTCACCTAGTGCATTTGCCATACCCATCATCAATACAAGACCCGGGCTTTCCATTTGTGGAGGAGGTGGTGCAAAGTCTGGTATAGGTGATATAGCAACTTTACTAAATGACTTGTTAAGTTCACCTTTAAGTTGTCTGTTAACGTCAGCCATAGCTTCTTTACCTTGGTATCGAGCTGTAGCTAAACCTCTTGATCTCATAGCTTGAGAAATACCAAAGTTTCCGCTATTCTGAACTAACTGTCTAGCTAATGATTTACCTCTAATACCTCGCTCTGCTGCTTGCGCTTCAATCATTCCCTCATTAGATAACATCTTTTTGAAGTCTTCTTGATTTTCTAAGATAGCTAGAGATCTTGCATTATTTAATTGTATTTGTGTTCTAGTATAAGCGCGTTGAGCTGCTATATTTGCTAGATCTACCTCTTGTTCAAATTGTACTTTCTTAGATTGGTAAGTACTTCTTGTTTGCATCCACTTACGTTCTCTGACTTTAAGTTGATGCGCGTACATTTTACGCTTATGTTTGTTGTTCGCGGACGCTTGCATTGCTCCGCCTACTGCGGATACTGCTGGTCCTATCGCTGCTGGACTGCACACGGCAAAATTCTATAAAGGATAAATTGTTTGGTCCGTAGGGAAATCTCCTAAGAAATTTAAAACCTAAAAACCTAAGTAACTTAATATGGACTTTGTTCCTTTCGTCAACAAAATTCCACAGTAACTTGTCTTCTCTTGAGTTCACATATCGTTTAGCTTCTCTAGCAAACGTATGAGGAAATTTTAAAATAGCTGGTGTACATAGCATCCAGATTTGTCCACCTGTGTAGACGCCTGCAATGCCACATATCTCATTATCTGGGTTAGTAAAATAAACTGACTCAGAGTTATGTACTCCGACAACCAGAGCATTTAAAGGGTCATGTCCATGACCTTCTTTGACTTCCCGATAATCATCAGGGAGCAAGTTAGAAGCTACACGTAGTGCAGCCTCTACTGTTGCTGGGTGGATGTGTTTACTCATTTAATGCGTGTTGTAATTTATCTATGGTAGCTTGCATCCAAGACTCCCATGGATTACCTAAGGGTAGATTCATACCTTTATACATACGGTTCTTTTGTAACCATTGACTGTATATACGTACTTCTTGTTCGGTAAGGGTGATGTTATACACGTTGATAGAAATTGTTATTTAGTACTCCTTCCCACGTAAGTGTATGTAGGTTTGCAGGAGCTGGGTGTGTTGATTTAATTGTTAAACTTGCGTTTATATTTCTGTCATATATAGGAACAGTTCTTAAATTATTATCGTCAAATACGCCTGTAGTGTTTGCTAATACTTGGTTAGCTGGAGTTACTTCAAATAGTTCTGTATAATCTGCTCTACCTAATCTAGTCAATGTAGTTTCATATATACCTACTGGTCCAAATCCAAGTTTAACTCTATGTAAAATAGTGTTAGATCTAGTATCAGCTCTAAAATTTTGACCAGTTTGAGTTACATAATACAATGTAGGCATGGTAATTGACATAGTATATAGATAACCTATATAAAAATCTTGTCCTGTCCAATCTCCGGGTATTTCTAAATTACTACCATTAACTGTTACTTCTGCATAGTTACCAATCTTTAATGCTGGGTTAGCAGGGTCGTCTATATCATATGCTGCTAACTGACCTACACCATTAAGACCTGATGGTTTTGTAAGTGTAGATTTTTTAGTTGTAGGGTTATAAGTAACTGTTGGATTACCACTGGTAAGTGTTGGTATTTGCATTAAGTAATCTAGATGTACTCTGTTATCATTTAAAGCTACAGTATTAGCATCCATTTTTATAGCAAATTTAAGTAACTCACGAGAGTTGCCATTTTGCATAACTACAAACAATGCGTCATCTTGCATACAATGATATTTAATTGTACCCGGTAAAGTCCATCTAAACCAAGAAGCTAATTTTCTTTCAGTAATCTGATCGAAATACTTGTATCCATATAAGGTTGATTGGTTATCTTCACTAAATAATATAAGTGAGTTTTCTCTAGAGTTACTTATTAATTTTAAATCATTTTCAAACAACCTAGATACAACAGCACTTTGTTCTATAACCTGTGGTTCTCCTTCTCTTTGTACCTGTGCCATCTCAAAAAATCTGGAGTGTTTACCAGCATTATCTAAGAAACCGACTGTAGTACCGAGAGAGATAGGATTTGTAGCAAAATTAAAGTTGTAAGTAGAAAGAGCATTGATCTTAGCAGTGGTTGGGCTGAACACGTCACTATCTGTAGTGAGCATGAATTGTTGGTTTTTACTAAATAAAACTAAACCAGTGTTTACTTGAATGCCATCATATAAAATTGCTGGATACTCTGAACTAGCTGCTATATCAATAGGGTCACTAGCTATCAGTTGTATAGCTGATTTAGCAAAAAAGTTAGTAAAGTCTCCGGGACGAGACATAACTATATATTCATCAGAAAGTAGAGCAAGTCTATTTCTAAAGAACAACATTTGAGTTATAGGATTGTCAATAAAGGAAGGTTCTGGATTAGTTACATCATCACCTACTATAGCGTTGTCCCATTGTGGAACTGGATAGGTTTGACCAGCAATAGTATAATTACCACCTTTCTGTTCTGTAAGTCTAAAATTACCGTCAGCAGTTCTAATAAGAATTACTGGCATAGTGGTTTCATTAAACTTTATAGCTCTACCCGGCTTAGCACATTCTTCCCATGTACCCTCACCATCTTTACCGTTGTTACCAAAAAACTTAACAAAATGATTATCTTGTTCAGCTTCACTATTAACAACCTCTACAACCATCCCATCCTTACACTGAGAGGGTAAATCACCTACATCATTAACTTTACCAGCAACGACGTTTAATAGCTCTCCTACGGGCGTAGAGGCGTTGAATATGCCAGTTCTCTTTACATGTAGTCCTGTACCAATTTGTGTAACAGTAAATCCATTACCTGAATTAGTATTATTTCCAGTAAGTTCTTTTCTTATATCTCCAAGAATACTCTCAGCAGTAATAGTTGTTTCTGTGTCAAATGGTGTAGGTTGTGGTCTAACAAGAGCTAAGTTAGCTTGTACAATAGACTCACTAGATTCTTCTATAGTAACTTTATAATAGGCATCTGCCATGAATACATAAAAGTAATCTCCTTGTAACCAACCTTCACCACCATGTAGTAAATCGTAAGTTGTAGTATATCTAGCTTGATATGTAGTTGTCTGATTACTACCAGACCCTTCTGTATAAGGTACTGACTGACCAGTTGTAGCTATACGAAAATATAAGTTTTTTCTGTTCTGTTGACTGCCTTGGTTAGCAGCATTAAAAACGTTGACTTGATAGCTATAGTTTGTGCTGGTCATACTACCATCAGCTTTTTCACCACCAGTAGCACCTTCATCAACTAGAGTCTTATTACTATCTATTGAAAAAATACGTGTAGCTACGTTAGGTGCAAAGGCATCTCTACCATCACCAGCTTCTGTACCACATCTAGCATTACCAGAGTTACCTCTTTGTGCATGGTCTCTCATGTGAAATGTACTATCACAGTAGTTGTTACTAGAGTTAACCAGAGTTACGTTAATACGTGTAGCTGTGTGAACTGATTGAGTAGCATCAGTATCAAATACATTTACTGAATATTGTTTTGCGTAAGATAATGATTTTAGTTCAATAAATACTTCTTTTAAATAATCTCCTTCAGGTTCTAAGTTAGCAGTATCTCTTCTCATTTCTGCATTAACATTCCTATTAGTTATATAGGTAAAATCATTCAGAGTTAAGGTTTGAATCATATCATCTGCTGAATGCTTTAGATATTTAGTACCTGTAGTGTCATCAACATATGTGTATAAATCATTATTTGCTTGACCTGAGACTCTAGTATTAGTATCATCTACTACTGTTTTTGGATTACCAGTAAGACAGTCCCACATTTTAACAGTACCATCTTGCTGTACTTGTCCAACATACTGTTCATTTTCGTCTCTGTAGTAGTGAAACCACTTACCGGTAGCTGTGGAACCAGTTAATGTTGACACAAACTTACCAGCCGGTCTCTTTAACAATCCTTGTGTAATGTCTGGAATTGCATTGTTCATATCTCTAACCTGACCGGGTATCTTTTGCTCATCAGGTTGTTGAGATATACCAGCATTCAGACTATGTATAGTTTGTGTTATGTTAGCCATTATCTAATTAATGCTTTGTAAGGTTGGTATGCTCTATATTTACTTTCAGCCGGCCAGCCCATGAAGTTGTAATCTCCTTGTTCTGTCTCGTAGTTTAAAGCATTTGCTTTAGCTTGTTCTTCTTCTAATTTTAAAAGTTTTACTAAATCTGAATTAGAAACTAATTGAGTTGCAGCTCTTACAGCAGCTCTAGCTATAATATATCTTTGTATAGCTGGAGGTACATCTGCAAATTTATAAAGAGTTATAATATCAAAATAATAATCTTTAGTAAACACATCTGTTTGATGTACTAAATCATATAATTTTCCATCTATTTTTGTAACATCTGTATCACGATCTATTTGACCATCACTAATATCATAAAGTATAGAGTTTTGTGGAACTACATAATTGCCATTAGCATCAGGACTTTGCTTTACTCTGTGCTGTGTATTAAAGTGCCAGCCAGAAACCTGTACATCTTTATTTACTTCGTCTAATAAATTTTTAATAAAAGATATCTCTGGATTAGCAAGAGGGTCTGGTTGCCCTGCCTGATGTGTTAGAGATGTTATTGGTGATTGACCAATGCTACCCAAGATGGAGTTCACTGCGGATAGTTCGGTATCGGTGCTTATTGGAATAGCCATAAAAAAAAGGGAGCCGAAGCTCCCGTATAAAGTTTGCAATTAGAATGCAGATGGTGCAGTTGCGCCAACGTACAATTCTACAGCAGCAGCAGGGTTTAAGTAGTCTGCTCCCATAGCCATGCGTCCGAGAATCACATCGCCTTGGTATACCACAGACACATCTCCTGATGTTACCTGTACTTGAGGACCTATAGCCTCAACAACTCCAGCAGCTTCTTTTTGGAAGATAAGTCCACAAGACTTAGCTCCTACTTCAGCAGCTTGACCGTAGTCGTTTTTGATACCAGTCTGAGAACCATTAGCATTCTCTAGAGTTGGACCAATATGAGAACCAAGATTAGTTGGTGCTGTCTTACCTGTTGTACCACCGAAAGCTGTACCATATTTGCCTAAGAAAGGAATATTCATAGACTTAAATATTTTGATACCAGCAATTTCAATGATGCCGTTACCTGATTGTAACGCGCCACCTTGCTCGTCTCTGTTAATTAGTCCGTTAGAACCAACTTCAGTTATAAGAGCGTAGTATTGGCGAGGGTTTAGAACAGCCATTCTTCCAGATGAACTGACTCCTTTTTCGTCAAGTGCAGCAGCAGCATCATAGAATGCTGTTACAAGATTACTTGAACTGAAAGCGTCAGAATCATTAGTTGTTGAACCAACTCTGATCTGTGTTCCACCGGGCTCTACAAAGTTTGCCTTTGTAATTGGAGAAGCAGCCCTAGCTCCTCTTGTGATTGCTCTGAAGATGAGTCTATCATACTTCTCAGCTAATGCGTATCCAATCTTCTTGGAAATTTCTCCTCTCAACTCGAAGTGTGCGAGTGTTTCATCTAGCTCATATACGAATGCACTAGAAATTAGGAGCTCGTCGCATGTAATTGTTTTCTCTGCGACTGGAGGTGCGCCGTCACTGTTTCCTAAAATTGAATTTCCGGGCGTATGGAACTCAGCAGTGGTTCTACCTGTGTAGATGAACTGCAAAGATTTTCCATTCTTAAGTGTTCTCTTCATCACCATGTCACGAGCGATTGTCTCGTGCTGGAATC